TGTCTTCTGACGAAAGGAGTGGGGACTATTCTCCACCCAAAGGCTATGAAAGCCTAGGTAAAGAACTTGATACCCTTCTATGGATATCAAAGTCGTTATCACTTACTGAGCGTATCAAATCGTGTAAACGATTAGATGCCCTTCGGGTCTCCCTAACTGAAATGTTAGAGGATCCTACTATGCCATCACCTGGTCAACTCCGTGACAATCTCAGTTCACAGAGCTCTGTCATTGAAAGACTAGAACGGCAAGTTAAGGAACTAAAGGAGAAGATAGCGAGCATTGAAGGTCAACAACCTTCAAAAGCTACTGTTCTCAAGTGGTATCCTGAGCTCGAGACACAAAGTCCCGACCTTGGGTTCTGGTTCTTTCATGGCAGAAAGGTGATGTGGATAGTAATCCTTTCCTTCCTGTCAGGATTCGTAATGAATCTCCTAATTAGAGCCACCTAAGACTTAAAGGGAGCTCGTCGCTCTCCTGTTGGAACCGTATCCGAAAGGAGTTAGGTTATGTTGCTATTGCAACACCATCAGGATGGGTTGACGAGGCGTCTCTTTGTTATAGGCGTTCCTCACTATACAATTGCTCCATTCGTGGAGACAATTGTAAAGTGGGAAAAATGCTCTGGCGTCGAATGGACAATCAAGAGGTTGAAAAGCCTCAAGGTTGATCTCATAAGACGACAATCCGGCCTTGAACCTCTCACTTGGATTCGTAAGAATCGTAGAGGAGATGTTTTCGGCACGGTGGGCTCTCTCTTCCGTTGGGCTGATAAGTCCGATCGGAATTTCAGTAGAGCTGTACAGGCTTTTATGGCCTATACATTCTACATTCTTCCAAGTCTCTCTGAGACTCAGAAGAAGAAATTCCTTGAGGGAATCAACCCTCAGGAAGGAGATGGATTAGATGAATCCTTTCACAAGGATTTCTCTAAGTCCTGCGCACGAGCATTACGGAAGCGGTCAATCGGTTTACCCGATCGACCCTTAGTGGCTTATCTGGGATCTTCTGAGAAGAAGGCTCCTAGGTTTTGGGGACGAAGGTCTACTATTCAGAGTGAGAATATTTTGGATGACCTCCAATTATTCAATACCTCTGAAGGTATGATGCTATACCAAAAGTATAAGCGGATTTACCGCCCATTGCTTCAAGGTATAGGTCAACGTCTTCAATTCTTAGATGGACTGAATTGTTATTCAGTTCCAAATAAGATACCTGTTTTTGGTGGAGAAATCCACTTCCTACAGGAACCTGGAGGGAAGTTGCGTTCAATCGCATCTCCTCTTCGAATTCACCAAGAAGCACTACGTCCTTTAGGGACTAGGCTTTATGGTGCCATTAAGTCACTTCCGTGGGATTGTACCTTTGATCAAACAAAGGCAATCCCCCACATCCAGTCCCACCTTGGCAAAGGTGGTCAGATTCACTCCATTGATCTGTCTTCTGCGACAGACCATTTTCCTCTTTCTTTACAGATGACTGCACTACGTGCAATCTTCCTTAAAGAAGATTGGGATCACTTGGATTTATTCCAAGAAATCTCAAGAGGTCAATGGAAGAGCCCACTCGGGTTTCTTTCATGGACAAAGGGTCAACCCTTGGGTTTATACCCAAGTTTTGCTTCCTTTACTCTGACACATGGATTGTTGCTCTATCACTTGAATAACTGTCGTCATGACAATTTATTCTTTGTGGTTGGAGATGATGTAGTTATCCTTAATGATGAATTAAGAGATAAATACATTTCCATGTTGGATCGGATGCGTTGTCCTTGGTCTGCAGATAAATCAATCTCATCTGTAACTCTTTCTGAGTTTGCAGGTAAGATTATCACTTCTTCTAGGGTAATTCCCCAGTTGAAGTGGAGAAGTATATCTAACGATAACTTCTTAGATATCTGTCGACTTTTGGGCATACGGAGCCGCTGCCTACTCAACAAGAGGCAGAAAAGGGTGTTTGATAGTGTCGCAAATATTTGCGACCCTATTGGTCTAAACATGTCATTGCCAGGTGATAACCTGGGAACCATGATAGACAGAACACTTGATTTCTACCGTCCTGTCGAAAAAGTCTTAGGCTCTCTCATGGGCCTAAGAAAGAAGTTGAACAATCTTGTTCATACTTCTTCAGAATCCTTTAATTCTGATGAATTAAAGGTTATTTCTGCAACCTTCGACGAGAAGGTTAAATCAGCATTGTCTCAAACCATCTTCTCAAATTTTGAGCTTGCTCAGAATTTGGGTTTAGAAGGTCTAGAGACTCT